ACTCTGTTGACCTTCGTCTTGAGGCTGTTTCCTCACAGCTCACCAAGATGGTAGAAGGGAAGCCAGCCTTTTTAATTGATCGTCGATGCCAACAATTAATAAAAGGTTTTGAGGGTGGCTATCAATATCGACGCATGGAAGTTAGCGGTGAACGTTATAGTGACAAACCTGACAAGAACATGTTTTCCCACATTCACGATGCTTTGCAATATATGATGCTTGGTGCTGGTGAGGGACGAGCGTTGATGAATACACAAAAACCTGCTATGCCAGTCGTAGCTAAACGTAACTTTAACGTGTTTGGCAAAAGTCAACGCAAAAAACCAAGTGTTTGGTCGAGGATGTAAATATGTGTTTTGGTCCATCAAGAGCAGAAAAACAAGCGGCTGCTGAACAGCGTTTAGAAGCGCAAGAAGCAAAAGAAAAAGCTATTACCGAAAAAGCAGAGCAAAAACGTGAAGACATTTCTGATGCTTTGACTCAACGCACAAAGTCTCGCTATGGTCGTAGTGGTCGTGGTCGTAGATCATTGTTTCGTAGTGGCGCGTCAGGATTTCTTGGACGGTTTGGCTAATGGACGGTATCGCAAAAGAAAAGCTTAAACGCTACGCAAAAGCCAAAGATCACCGCAATAATTTTGTGGATATGTTTGAGGAATGCTTTGAATACACGCTTCCTATGCGTGAGTCATTTTATCATGAAGAAGTTGGTCAAAGACGCGACGAACGTATATTCGATGCAACAGCAGTTGTTGGCTTGCACGAGTTTGCTTCACGATTGCAGTCAGGGCTTGTGCCTTCATATACGCGATGGGCAGATTTGGTTGCGGGTAGCGAAGTTCCAGAAGAACAGCGTGATGCAGTAAATCGTGACTTAGAAGAAGTTACGAATTATGTATTTGATGTTTTACAAAATTCTAACTTTTCGCAAGAAGTTCATGAGTCATTCATGGACTTGGCAATTGGTACTGGAGTTTTGTGTGTAGAGGAAGGGGACGCAGTAAATCCTGTAGTCTTTACTTCTGTGCCGCTTCCAAGAGTTGTTCTTGACTCTGGACCTAACAATAAAATCGATCATGTGTTCCGTGAGAGAAAGCGTATTCGATTTGATGATTTGTTTATTCTTTATCCAAACACAGAGTTTGACCCTAAAGTTCAAGCTCAAATGAACAAGGATAGAGAAACAACAGTTCTTGAAATAGTCTGTAAAGACTACTCAAAAATAAACGAAGAAGCTTACTATCATTATGCAATCTGCATGACGACAGAAACCCTGCTCTATTCAAAAGAACTCAAGGGCGTAGGCTCAAATCCTTTCATTTGTTTCCGCTGGTCGCCAGCCCCAAGCGAAGTGTACGGACGTGGCCCGATTGTAAACACGCTATCGGATATTAAGACTGCAAACTATGTTGTAGAAAAAACGCTTGAGAATGCGGAAATGGCTATTTCTGGCATGTATCAAATGGAAGATGATGGCGTAATAAATATTGATACAATCAATATTGCCCCTGGGACTATTATTCCAAAAGCAATGGGTTCATCTGGCTTGCAGCCGATCCAAAGCGCAGGTCGTTTTGATGTTGCAGCTATTCCATTAGCTGATTCACGAAAGAACATTCGTGAAGGATTGTATATGAATATGCTTGGCGATCCTGACAAAACACCTGCATCTGCGACTGAGGTTGCGGAGCGTATGGCTGATTTATCTCGTCGTATGCAAGCTGCATTTAGCCGTTTGCAATCAGAGTTAATTCAACCTGTTTTGCAGCGTGTTATTTACATTCTTAAAAAGCAGGGCCGCATTGAGCTGCCGACTGTTAATGGTCGTGAGGTTCGTGTTCGATCAGTGTCGCCGTTGGCGCAACAGCAATCAAACCAAGACATTGCTGTGATTGGTCGTTTTTTAGAAATTATGAATACTTATTTGGGTCCAAACATGATGCCTATGATTGTTGACCCAGAAGAAACAGCAGTTGTTTTGGCTGAAAAGTTTGGGGTTCCTGAAAAGATTTTACGATCAGAGGAACAGAGGAACCAAATAATGCAGATGATGCAGCAGATGGCGCAACAGCAAGGAGCAGGAGTTGGCGGGGAAACTTAACATTGGAATAGATGGAATACAAAGATCGGCTGAAATAGACGTTCAGATTAGTCAAAATGTAGCACATGTATTTGAAACACCTACTGGTAAAGAGGTTCTTAAATACTTGCGCTCTATAACCATTGAAACTGCTCACGGCCCTAATGTTCAGGCCAATGAGTTATATCATGCAGCAGGGCAATCTTATATTGTAGCTCTTATTGAGAATCGCATTGCTCATGCACATAGGAGTAAAAACAAATGAGTGAAGAAACTGTAGAAGCAACAGAAGAGCGTGACTTTGTTACGCAAGAAGATGTTCAGGCAGCAGAAGCACCTGAGCGTCCAGAATGGCTACCAGAAAAGTTTAAAACACCAGAAGACCTAGCTAAATCTTATAGTGAGCTACAGTCAAAGCTTGGAAGTAAAGACGAAGACATTCGCAATGCGATTATGGAAGAAATCCAAAATGAAGCATTTGCAGATCGTCCTGAGTCAGTAGGTGATTATGTCTTGCCTGATAGCATTGATTCTGAAGAAGCTGTCGATAATGAATTGCTAAAATGGTGGTCAGAACACAGTTTTGAAAATGGATTTAGTCAGGAAGAGTTCCAGCAAGGCATTGAGATGTATGCTCAAGCAGTAATGGGCCAAGGCCCAGACCTTGAGGCAGAAACTGCAAAGCTTGGTGATAATGCGAATGACCGCATTGAGGCTGCATCTGTTTTTGCAAATAAGTTTTTTCCCGAGCAAGCCCTTCCTGCAATTGAGCGCATGTGCGAAAGCCATGAGGGTATTATTGCTTTAGAAACTATTATGGAAGCAATGAAAGATGGTAATTTTTCTGGTGCTGCTCAAACATCAGCAGGATATACAGAGCCAGAACTAAGACAAATGATGCAAGACCCTCGATACCGAGACGTTCGCCATCGTGATCCAAACTTTGTAAAACAGGTGACAGATGGTTGGGAAGCACTCTACCGAGGCTAAAATACTTAAAAGAGGGGAGTTTTATATGACTCCCCTTTCTCCTTTTCACCTGCAAGAAATTGCTGACAACATGGCAATAGAGAATCGCAGGGAATTAAGATTGCTTGGCTATACTGATTTGCGTGTTGCAATGAGCGAAATGTACGAGCAAGCTGAAGCATATGTCGTGCGAAAGGAAGGTGGTCCTATCATCTGTGTGGGTGGTTTATGGTTCAGCGAAGATCAAGACCACCCGCAAATGTTTACGATATTTACTGAGGAAGCAAAAGACAACTTTGTAATGTTGGCGCGAGGTTCTCGAATGCTTGTGGATTTTTTATCACAAGCGCAAGACCATATGACTATGACTGTACTAGCAGATTATGAGGGTATTTTGAACTGGGCAGTATGGTTGGGATTTGAACCAGTAGGCACAATTGCAAGTGGTGCGCACAAGTACGTTGAATTTATTCGTTGCAATTTAGACGGAAATTGTGTTTACGATAAGACACCACGGCCCGTAATACACTGATTGGCCCGAAAGGACACCCAAGTTGAAGTGGAAAGAGCGGACACCCGTAGAAACCCGAAACTTCAATTTAGGACTGTAAAATGGCTAATACAATCTCAACAGCCTTTATCAAGCAGTTTGAATCAGAAGTTCACATGGATTACCAGCGTATGGGTTCCAAGCTACGGAATACTGTTCGCACAAACAATGTGACTGGTTCAACTGCACGTTTCCAAGTTATTGGAAAAGGCTCTGCTTCAACTAAATCTCGCAACGGCAATGTAACTCCTATGGAGCTATTGCACACTAACGTAGAAGTCACAGTAAATGATTTCTATGCAGCGGAATACATCGACAAGCTTGATGTTTTAAAAACAAACATCAATGAGCGTCAAGCAGTAACGCAATCATCGGCAGCGGCTCTTGGTCGTAAAACTGATGAAATTATTACTGACGCACTAGATGCAGGTGCTAACTCTACGCAAATTCACGATACAAGTGGTGCGCTAGAAAAAGCTAACTTGCTAACATTGTTTGAAACATTTGGTACTGCGGACATTCCAGAAGATGGTCAACGCTATCTTGCAATGTCACCTGCTGGTTTTGCTGACTTGTTTGCAATTAACGAGTTTGCTTCATCAGATTATGTTGGACCGCAAAACTTGCCATTCGCTGGCGGCATGACAATGAAAGAGTTCTTGGGCTTCAAGATTTTCTCAACGTCTGCTGTAGCTGGTGGTAAAAACTTTGCGTACCACACATCTGCTGTAGGTCTTGCTGTGAATGCTGATGTTCAAACTGAGATTAACTACGTTGCAGAAAAAGTCGCACACCTAGCAACTTCTATGATGTCCATGGGTGCTGTCGTTATTGATGACGATGGTGTCTATGAAGTCTTAGACAACAACTAAGGAGTCTAGATTATGGCTTATACTTCATCTGGTCTATCACGCATTGGTTCTGGCGGCGGTTATGCTGTTTGGATTTATGCGTCAACAGACAACCTAGCAGCAGTAAATAACTCTGGTTACTTTACTGGTGAAGCTGTCAACATGCTGAACGCAGGTGATGTTGTAATGGTAGTAGATACCAATGCATCTCCAATTGCTCTATCAGCAACAGTTGTTGTTTCTAATGACGGAACAACAGTTGACTGTGGTACAGGTCTTGATCTGTCTACGGCTGACACTGACTAATAGGGATGGGGGCTTCGGCCCCCAACTTGCTTATGCCTGATCGTGCTGATTCCGCTTTAGACATTTGCTCTCGTGCATCCCTCCTAATTGGTGGTGATGCTATTTCTGCTTTTGATGCTGGCACTGCCGAAGCAGAAGTTGCCAACGCTGTTTATGAAGATATTACG